TGTCAACATCTACGGGAGATGCGTCAGGGACAGTTCCGCGAATGTTCTTGATAATCTTGAGGTCGTTTGCGGCAATAGCAGTAGCGTATTTCGCGCCATTGCTCCAGTCGGCAGCAGTCGCAAAAGTCGCGCCCGTTCCGAAAGCATCTTCCTCAAGAATACCTATCGCAGAAATGCCACCCCGAAGGTAATTGCCACAAAGTACGAGTTCGTGGTTCGGCAAGGCAGAACAGCCGTATTCAAGATAAGCCATTTGATTAAAATTGAAAGGATTTTGAGTTTGTCATTGGATGGCAGACCGGCCACAACGCACGATAGGGCAAAGATAATGGATTGATAGAGATTATCCTATTCCAGCACAAGGCTCACAAGTAGTGTCGCAGTCCGTGGGGTTCACGGGAGTGCCATCGCAACACGGATCCTTCCTCAAGTTCTGCTCCTTCACCTCAATCTCAAGGAATGCAGGGGCCACCGTTCTCGTCCGAATCCAGGTGGGCGAATAGGTTTCCGAGCGGGTGAAGTAGTCGGCCTGTGGCAGGATGCTATCGTTCAGATTGAAGATGTCGTGTCTGCAAGCCAAGCGGAGGAAGTTGTGGACATACTTTGGCGATAGGTTCACGACCATCTCCATAAACTCCCGGCTCTCCGCGTACACCACACGCTTCCTTCCCGCGCTATCCTGATAGGAAACCACCTCGCCATCAAACTGCGGATTCCTCAGTTCGCCATAGATCCGGGTGCGGTGGAAAAAGCCCCCGGTGAACACGCCCGAAGGTGGGTATTGGAAGCCAAAGGCACAAGCCCCCTTCTCGTCCGTGACATCTTGGGACGCAAGAACGCGGATGGTGTTGCAAGTGTCCGTGACCCATTTGTAGGTCTCCGTGACGCAATACTGCATCGTGTCGTTGCAGGAATAGTCCTGCGTAATCAAAAGCCTAAAACAGTCGTACTGCGAATAAGGGGCCAAAGTGTCGGAAGTGAATCCGAATTGGTAGAAAAAATGGCCTTGGTCGGGCTGAATCGCAGTAAACGCCCCGAAGACATAGCTCGTCTTGAAGTTGTTGGCATAATCAACATTCGTCAAGTGGTCGGATGGCAGAAGGGTCACGGTCGCTCCAGAGGCCCGGTTCACCTCAATGCTTGTGAGTTTCATCTTCGCCTTGTAAATGCCATTGATAAGTTGAGGCTGAAAACGAACAACAAGCGAGTAAGTGCCGGGGTCTCCCAACCAAGTGAAGTAGAAGGTGTAGTCTCCGGGGCAAGAAAGATTCTCTGCGGTGCTTACAATGGCTCCGTCAAGCAGTATGTCCACGTTCCCGCAGAACTCCCCTTCAATCTCGTCAAGCGTCAGCGTGATGGAATAATGGCCTCCCGTCACAAGGTCAATGGTTGCCGTGGCCGTAGCAGACCAATTTGATGTGGCCTGAACAGGGGTGCAACCGCCATCAACATAAATGTAGCAGGGCGTATCGTTGAGGTCAATCCAAGTTTGGGCCGCATAGGGTGCGCTCGTTGCAAGAGTCCAAGCAGACCCATCCACGCAAAAGTCAGCAATGATATTGGTCGGGCAGAAGATGCCCTCCATCTGCAAGGACAAAGAGTCCGTGTTGGTTGGAAGAATCTTGTTGAGCAGGATAGGTTGAGAGTAATCCCCGGTCTTGCAGTTGGTGCATTCCTCCTCGTCCACGGAGAAACAAAGTATTTCCATATCCGTAATCGCTAAGAAACCCGATGGACAAGAAATAACGACCTCAAATGCAACGGATGTAATTGGAATCTGCCACCAACCAACGGAGTCAATGTTCAGGTTGTTCAGTCCAACAAGTGTGGCGGTGCATCCGGGGTCAAGGGTTAAGCCCGTCACATTGACCCGGAGAATTGCGTTCTTGCAAGGAGGCTTGGTGGTGAAAATGACCTTTGTGGTTGGTGCGCCTCCACCAAACTCAACGCCCGTGCCTGGAATAAGGGTTGCATCTCCTTGATAGTAGGAAGCCTTAGTTGTCCAATCCGATGGCGTGTAATTGGTCGCTCCAAGAGTGCTATCTACGCAGACAATGGGTTGGTTGGGAGTAATCATTCCGTTAGAAGTTCAAAGGTAGTCATTCCTGTTTTAATGTCGTACTCAACGCTTTTTATCCAACCCTTTCGCCCATCGCAAAGGATGTACTTGTATGGGTCGGCTAACAGGATGTTGAGTTCGCTTGGTGTCAAGGGGTACTCAAAGCTAAGTTCGTTTTTGATGTCAATGACCAAATCGGGTATCGTCCACCAAGGAAAGGTATTGGTTTTGGGGACTGTATTGCCCTCAATATAAAACCCCTTTCTGGACTTGTTTACATTGTTTCTTGCCACGAAAGGATGTAGGGCCGAGTACGCATTGGTGTAATCAACTACCAAGCCGGTAGTTGTCGGGTTGGTTGAATAGGTGGTTTCAAAGAAGGCCACCTTCGTCACATCGCCCGTGGTCGGATGCTCAGTTTCTGCAATATAAATGGTCTCGGAATTTATGGCTGAAGTCCTCTTGAAGACATCCTCATACTTCACGATTGCTAAGGCCGAAGACGTGGAATAGGATTCATTCGCACAAGAATCAGCCGTGTAGCCTACCGATTGGTGCAGGTAGAAGTCGTTGCCCACATTCAACCCGGTACTTAAAGCAGAAACCGCAAAGGCATTGTTCCTCTTTATCATCAGGTCTTGAATGTTATTCAGGGCAAAGGCTTGCGTACTGTTCAGCGTTGAAGGTTCGGGTTCAAGAGATATTGTGTAAGTGCCATCAAAGTTGTTTTGAGGCTTTATGCTCAAGTTAAAGAGCTTCAATGGGCCTTGAGCAATGTCATTAAAGGAAACATTAATGTTCTCAGGGCCACCCCTCAAAATCTCCCCGGAAGTCATTATGAATCCCGTTGCGCCATAGTTTTGGGTCGTAGTCTTCGTTATATTGTACTCAAAGTCTGCCCCTGAACCCGCTCCTCCAAGTGTCAAGAATGCTCCCGTTGAATTGTTTTTAATAGAAATGAGTTCAACTGAGTTAACAAGCCAAGGGAACTCAAGGTAGATGTACCCTGGGTCAGTTGCCGGATTGGGTGGCGCAACGGAAGATGCCCACGACCTTGTCGGTCGGTCTCCCTTGTTTTCTCCACCGCCAAAATAAGTGACAGGGCCACCCGATATGATATTCCAAGTCTTCACCCCCAAGCGTTGAGCCGTGTTGTAGGCAACGGCCCAAGGTTGGAGACCCACCATATCCTCCTCAATAAAGACATCATTGCCCCAAATGTCGTTTATCTTAACTTTGAAGGTAAAGCCAAGCAACGGCACGGGAAATAAGCCGCCCACATCGTAAATTGTGAATGTCCACCTATCGGCATCGTAATACTTGGATGTGTCCGTAAGGTATGTGCTTACCACATCGCAAGCCCCATCCGTAATGTACTTACAGATATAGTTCATCAAGTCAAGGACGGAGAACCAACGCAGATTCGCCCTTGGGCCTGGAAGAGTTCCGCTTGTGAATGGTGTCTTTTTGTAAGACCCAACCGATGCCAATGCAACACCGCCATCGGTTAAGGGACTCATACTCTGCCCTCCGTTGATAGGCACTTTCACATCAGCATAACGATTAATCCTACCCATAGGAGAATCATCCTCAATACTGCAAGTGATTACGCATTTGACCAAATTGATTTCAAGGTCATCCACATAGATTACCCCATAGAACCTAAATCCATCAACGCAGTCCTCAATTATTGAGATGCTAATAGTTTTGCAGGTGTCCTCGGTGTTGTAGTATGCGTAAAGAATGTCATAGCCATCGCCCCAAAAGCTCACATCCGCAGCAAAGACATTGAATATGCCGGGGTTGGCCGTGTCTCTGTAAATCTGCAACTTTGACTCATCAATCCCCATCGGCTCATCGTTCAAGACGATGCCATCAAGCGTAACGGTATAACTCATCGGGTGGTTCTTCGGTTAATGACTTTGTGAGCCGTGCCTCGGTGGTTAATCGCCTTCGCAAGTTCGTCCACATTCTTAACGGCCACCTTGCGGTTTTGGCGAAGCAGGTTGGCAAGTTCAGCGGTCTGCATCTCAAACGAATTGGAGATGTTCTGAGCGAACGAATCCGTGTCCCTTTGCATTGCTATACCGCCCGTGTATTTCTTCGCCACAAACGCCTCAAACTCCCCGTCCCGGATGGCTTGGAGGACGGGCTTGTACCGCTTCGTCTCCTCTGCTGTCATCACCGACTCGCCACGGGACAGTCGGGTAGGGATGCTATCGGATGTTTCCGATCCTGGGCCTTTGAGGTCAATTACCCCGTCCTTAAAGCCGGGGAATTGTTGAGCAGAAATTGTGGAGATTTGAGCGGCTGTCAAAGCGGTAATAAGCGGTATCTGCCAATACTGAAATGCCGCAATAGCCTTCATAATACCAGATGCTCCATCAATAATGGCCGATATGATTGCGGATTGCCTTTCTTGGTTGAACTGCTTTTTCTTTATTTCCATTGACCTGCGCTCGTATTCTTCTTCGCTTATCAACTTTTGGTCAAGCATTTTCTTGAGGTTGTTCTGCTCGTTTTCGTAAAGAACCGATTGCCTCTTGGCTAACTCGCCATAAATACCTCCAATCTGAGACACCATATCGGCTGCTTGATTGAGCGTTATTGCGGATGCGGCTTTCTCCCCGGCATCTTCAACCTCTTTGAGCTTTTTCTTCAATGCCTCAAGTGTCGGAAAATCCTTGGTCTTGCTCATCTCCTCCTTAATCTTCCTCGCCATATCCTCAAACATCTGGTTTGACCTTGCAATCCTTCTTTGGTACGAATCACCCTCGGTTCTCTCAATAAGGTCGTTGGCTTCTTGGATTACATCAAGAATCCGGTCTTGAATCTCTTTTTGGTCTTCAACGTAATCAAAGCCGAGTTTTTTCAGCTCGTTCCTTAGCTTATTGTTTATCAGTTTAACCTTTGATGCTTTCAATTCCTCTGAGTCGCTTGATATGTTCACTTTGAACTTCTCAATTTCTGCGACCTGAAGGGCTAAATTCCTTTCAGCAATCAACCGGGCTTCCGTGCCTTCCTCGGTGATTTCAACACCCCTTTGGGCTATCGTTAAAGCTAACTCAAGTTGGTTCTCAGCAAACTTGCGGTTCTCTTTGTCCAACTTTTCCCAGGCTTCTACACTCGGCACATAGATTCCTTCCTCCACGATACCGGCCATTTCGGGGGTGAAGGAGTTAATCATCTTCTTGTATCTCTCCAACTCCTGGTCAAGTTTTGCAAGGTCAAGGCCCATTTGTAATGGCGTTCCGGCCTTCTCAAGTTTTACTAAGTTCTTGCGGGCTTCAATAACCTTTATCATTTGATTGACATAGGCCACGGTGTTCTCCTTAGTTTTGAGCAACAAGGTCTCCTCCAAAGCGATGCGCTCTTTGGCTGCTGCAATGGCATTCGGCCCTTCGGCTTCTTCTCGCTGTTGTCCAAGCCTAGACAATTCAGATATGAGTCTTTGGGTGAAATCTATCTCTTTTTTCTTCTGCTCTATAAGGGCTTTTTGAGCAGAAACCGCCTTTATCGCATCCTCCTTTTGCTTTAAGCCTTGGTCTGTCATTGGGGCTTTTCTTGCCTGCTTCTCGGCAATTTCAAGTTTTTCAAGCTGCTGAATTAGACCTTTCAGTTCTTCCCTTTGCTCTTTAATCCTATCGGTTTCTCCCGAAATTGCTTTTTCCGAAGTGACTCCCTGCTTGAAGTACATCTGCGCCCTTTGCTCAATCCTCTTCTGCAATTCGGTTTCTTCCCTTTCTGCTTTTATTTGCTCCGCTTCCCGAATACCTCTAAGCCTCTCAAGTTCTGTGGTCAAAACGGTAAGGTTGCCCGTTGCAACCAATCCTGCGAGTTTGGTGAAGTTGAAAAAACCCGCCTCCATCATTGTGTTCAAGTCATCAAAGAAGTCGCTCAAAACATTGAAGACCGTCTTAGTCGGTAGGAAGTTGGCAAGGGACTGCTTGAACCTTTCAAGTTGCGTTGTTACTCTTTGGATGGATGCGTCAAGAGAGTTTTGCTTTCCAGAAAGGGCAGGCGCAAACACTTCCTCAATGACCTTGGAGAACTCCGGCAGAATCTCTTTGGAAATAATCTTGCCCTCCTCAAGCATCTTGGTGAACTGTCGGTTGGTCAGTTCTTGGTTCGGATGCAGTCGGTTATAGGCTTGCGTCATCAAGTCGGATGCGCCAGGCAAGGCTTCACCCAACTGCCTGCGCAATTCTTCCGCGGCAACCACGCCCTTGGAGAGCATCTGTTGCAGGGCATAGAAGGCTCGTTGGGTTTGAAGCGAACCCGCACCCGCAGCGCGAAGACCAACGGCCACCCGGCTAAACACCTTTTCGGTTTCAGATGCGGAAAATCCCGCCATCTTCGCGGCAATACCAAACGAGGCAAAGCCTTCGGCAAGGGAAGAGAACTCAATACCGAGTTCCAAAGACATTTTGCGAAGCCTTGTAAAGGCAAGCGAGCCGGCATTGGCCGAGTCAAAGACGAAGTTGATTCGGTTTTGAAGAAGCTCCATTTTGCGCTCCACGTCCACAACCGAGTTGCCAAAGTTTATGATGGCATTGATACTGAATGCAGCCACCATCCTTGCGGCAAGAAACTGAAACGCCCTTGTCAAAAGGTCTGCTGAGACCTTGACATTGTTCAGCGTGTTGGATGTTTGCCTGCCGAGATTAACGGTGTTGTTCAGTTGGGCATTAACCTGGGTTAAGTTGGTGTTCACCTGCGCCAATACGTTCACCGTTGTGTTGAACGAATTGTTGATATTGTTTATGGTGGACAGCCCTTGGGCCGAGGCAATGTTGGATAGAGCCTTGGCCGCTGCGGTCGCGTGGGCCGCAAGCTCCTTGTTCTTGGCAATCAGTTCATCAAGCTTCCTCTTGAGGTCATCTACATTCGCATCGTAACTTACCGATATTTTATCAGCCATTGTGGTTTTGTTTAGCCTTGCGTTGCCTTTCCTCTTGGAAGTGC